CTAGAGAACTAGAACCATAGGTACCTACAAAATACTCTAAAGTTGCTCCATCTATATGCGCTCGGCCTAGCTGATTGAAGGTACTTGCGGTTGTAACATTTAGCTCTAAAGTCATAAAATCATAATCAGAAACCCATGCTATAGGGCTTGTCTGTATCTCTTTGTACTGCGCCGTTATCGTTATTACATGCCACATTTGGTTTTTTAAAAATGGATCTGATCGAAAAGTAAAAAGGGAATTCCAAGGATATGTAATAGCGTACTGGCTTATATTATACAATAAAGAAACTCTTTTCAGCGTGTAACTATCGCCTTCCCATACTACGGTGCAACGGTCATACAGAGTCGTAGAATTTAAATCTAATGGCGGTTCGCAGCAATACATATCGCCAACGCTCTCAGCGATGCTCTGCGTTCCTATCGTCCTACGAAACTTCGTGAACACTAGTAAAAAATCTTTTGCATCAGTAAAAACGAAATGGCTTGTCTCAGCGACTGCATTTTCAAGCGTCAAGTAAAACTTGTAATTACTTCCAGTCTTTCGTAGGTAGTACAATTGGTTTGGATCAAGGCCGGTAGGCATATCGCCAGAAATAAACTTTTTCACGCCAACAGGATAAATATCATGCAATTTTTCGTAAGAGGTTCGAGCGTCAGGAAAAGTTATAGCGCTATTAAAAGCACCGGTTCCCATGTTTATCTGAAAACCGTAGATAACCTGCTCCGAGCCTGCAAAGTTCATTACAGCGCCTCCAATGCGGCAACTCTTGCGGTGAGGTCTTCAATGGCGTTTAGCATCGCTTGAATTGATTGCCATCCACGAACGCCGCTTGAACTGGTGCCATAGTATTTATTAGCGCCTGGCGTTTCCGTGTCGTTCAATAGACTCAATGAAACATAGCTAGGATTACAAGGGTTTCCGCCTCCGGTAATGCTGTATTGTGCGGTAACTAGATTCGCTCGAAATTCTAATCCAGCGTTGGAGACTGCAACGCAGGCAGGCTTATAAGTGTTGGTACTTCCATAAACCGCAGGCGCATCCACAAGCCCGATAAAGGTAGACGCTGTGGAGTCAGTGATTGCACCGAAAGTCAAACCTGTGGCGGCGCTATTAACCTTTACCACACGATTAGCATTGCCCAAATAGGTTCCTGCGGCAACATCAGTTAACGATAAAAAATCATTGCAAACAAAACTATCGACTCCTGACAACTGCGCCGAAGTTACTTCCAAACCTTCTGGAGTACAAACAACATCGGTAACCACAGAAATCGTGGCACCTCCTGATCCGGCAGGAGCGCCAACCGCAATATAAAGAGCGCCAACCGTGTCATCGTTTCGAGTTGTTTTCCCTTGAAACCTTGCGAAGAAAAAGCCAATTGGCAAAATGTCTGCCGTGTTTGCTGCTCGGATTCTCACCGTTTGCGCTGGCGAATACTCTGTAAATAAATTTGTTATCTCGCTCCAATAACTTAGCCTTCCGTTTTGCGTGTGGTCTGAATATTTCGTAGTAGCTATCACAGATATAACAACAAGCTCATCAGATTGATTGCTTTGGTCTAAAGGCTTTACTGCGTATCTGCTGCGCTCGCTTGCCAAAACAGTATTTGAGATTCTTTGCGCATCTTCAAAAGTAAACGAAACATTTTCCATTTAAAACGCTCCGCTAGAAAGGAATTTATTGACCCAAGCTAAGTTTGCTCTTGGATGCGTGTTAAATTTCAAATAAATCGGATCGACATCGCCGTTTTTATAACCGTTAATATCCAGATCGCTTGGAACTTTTGCGCCTGCCACCAGTGGACGAAGTGCGGTACTGGCGCCGGTGTAAAATCCATTGAATCCTACATTTCTTAGCCGAGCGTCAAAGCCTGGCGAAGCGTTTTCCGGCAGATTGCTCCAGGAGTTTGGAACAATTACATGAAGCACCATCGCTACACGCCAATAACTTACATTGTTTTCAAGTACTCGATTCGCTGAAATATTTTCTATAAGCAAATCGCCTGCGCCTATTGTCTTTGAAGCAATGCCGGTGTTGCCTCCAAAGAGCGTTACGCTAGCGTTATTCGTGCGATCAACATAATAATTCAAATTAGTGATATTAAAGTTCAGTACATTCCTAGAGCAATTTACTATAAGGAATGGAAAGCGAAACATCAAAGGAGTTGCGAACATTTCGCCAGCGGTGTTGCAAACTTTCGTTGCATTCGGTGAAAAACTCTTTTCGAGAACATAGCTTTGAAATCCTGTGGATAATTGAATATCGGCAGGGCGTTCCAAAGGATTTTCTATTCTGTTTGCTGGCTCGCTGCCTTTTTGCTGGCTCTGCACCTCTGGCGATTGTTCTGTGCTGCCACCGGCTCCGTTTGGACTCGCTGCGTCTGGATTTGTGCTGTAATTACAATCGACCAGCCAAGAGCGCGGTTCGCTGGAATCTTGCTTTGCAGAGGCTCCAACCATTACCGCAGTTTCATATTCTGGATGAGCGTCAAACATTGCCGGTATGCCTTCGGCCTGCGTAACATTTACCATCAACTCGTTAATAACATCGGAAATTACGCGGAACTGCCGATTGATCGTAACTTGATACTTGGAATCTTGCGCCAGTGTGCGATTTCCAAATGTTTCTTTTACATCAGTGATTGACATTATTAAGCACTCGCAATCAAAGTAGTAGTAGTATTTCTTGGAGCTGTCGGCCTCGGTGCCTGTGCGATTTGTTCAAGGTGTCCGTTAGCTTGTTCAAGTAAATCGTTTGTTTTATCTGCGCCCTTCATAAGCTTTGAATTGTTTCTTTCCATGATTAGCTTATATTCTTCCGTTCCGCCAGCGGTCAACAGCGTAGGAGCTGCAAGCTGTGCGCCAGCCGCGCCGCCTTTACCTCTGGCAAAATCTGGATTCTCTGCGTCTGGCTTGTCTTTAGCCAATCCAAGTTTTCGTTCGTTATACATTTTGATTCTGGCGCGGCGTTCTTCTTCGGCTTGTGCCTGAATTTGTGCGCGGCCTTCTGCCATGCCTTCCGTTCCAACTCGGCCAAGATTAAAACCAACTTCACCTCTAGCTCTATCTTGCGCCATTGCTGCGTCTGTCGTGCCTTTGGATACAAGGCCGATTGCTTCTAGAATGTTGGTTAATCCATAAGTAAATTTATCAATCCATTTTTGCGTAAAGGCTGCCATGTCTTCGAAGACTTTTAATATTCCGTTGATGGAATTAATACCAATTTCAGCAATCGCCAAGAATCCTACTTGCGCTGCCGTCTTGATCGTTTGAAGGATTTCGTACATTCCTTCCCAGATATTTGTAACATTGCTTACGCCATCGCCAAAGCTCGCCATTAAGACATCCCAAACGCTGAAGATGGCTTCGAAATTATTTCCGAATTCCGTCATGTATTCGCCAAAACCTTTGAAGATTTCTTGCATATAACTAACACGCTCGGTGCCGGTATCCGTTGCCGTTGCCATGTCTTTAATTGCTGCGGTGCTTTTTTCAATCGGAATAGCGCCATAAGTCGCCCATTGAAGGAATCCATCTGCAACAGTTGCAAAGAATTCGCTTGCCATGCCTTTTGCATTCGCAAAGAATCCTCCAATTGCTTTCTCAATCGCAGGAATGTTTTCGACAAACGAACTGAACCAACCTTTAATAATTTGCTTCGATTGCATCAATTGCTCGCCCATTACTTCAAAGCCACGGAAGAAGGCAACTACCAAAATATCGATGCCGTTCTTAAAATCATCTATCCATTGCCGATTATTGGCAAACACTAAAGTTAATAGCTCCACCTGTTCGCGCGCCAGTTTCACGCCTGCCGTAATCGATTTGAAAATGGCAACATAAGTTTTCGTGCCACCAAAGAAGGCGTTTATTGCTTTGCCGATTTCAAAAAACATCAAGGAAATCTCTTCCTTTGATTTCTTCATGCTGCCTGCGAAGGTGTTTCCAACTGCTGCAATCTGTGCCTGGACTAATTCAGAATCTCCCAGGCCTGACAAAACTACCAATTGTTCCTGTGTCGTTATTCCGCTTGCTCCGCCAGTTTGCTGAGAAAGTTTCAACTGCGATGCAACATCTTCCGCAGTTACTACAACGCCTCTCATTTCAGAAATTTTCTTAGCTAAGATTTCCATGATTGGAATGCCGAGCTGTGCAACTGCCTTGTACTGCTTCAACGAAACAAATCCAAACTCATCCAGATTCAACGCCATCTTTTCGAGTGTGCTGTAAGTTTCTCCAATTTCGGCAGGCGAAGCCTTTGCAGCCTTGTAAAAACTACTTACCATCTTTTCCGTTTCTGCTGCGGAAAATCCAATCGACATCATCTTTCTGGCCATGTCGCCCAAGGCTTTTCCGGACTCGTCGTTTCTTCCTGTGATTGTTGAAAGCGTACTTACTAGATTTGCTACGGATTCTTTGGAGTCGCCTGCCGTTTTGCCTATTGCTTCAAGAATTGCTTGCGTTTTTTCGAATGCAATAACTTTGCCAAGGCTTCCTTCAATGCCTGCCTTGATGCCTGCGAATGAAAGGCTTGCAAGGCCTAATACACCAACTAATTTTCCTGCGGAGGCTCCGATATCTTTGAAGTAGCTTTTGAGCGATTCCGCGCCTGTTTTGAAGGCACTGGCGTCCATGCCTACCGCGACGCTCGTTTTAGAAATTGATGTCGCCATTATTTAATTTCTCCGCCTGCGGCTTTGACCCATGCTAATAAGCTTCGTTCCATGTCTTCAGGAGTTTGTTCCGGCTTATTCTCTTTGAAATAATCCGGCAAAAAGTCCTCGATGGTAAAAGCTTTTTGGCTTGTGCCTCGGTTGCAATTTCCAAGCAAACTTTGCAGACTCGCAAAATTAATATCGTTACGGTATCCGTCCAGCGGTTCTATCCTGGCGAAAGCCATCCAATCCGTTAACTCATCTGAATCCATCGTTTCGAGTATTTCGCCTACGGATTTCTTAAGGTGTCCAGCCAGCCTAAAAAGAAATCTTTTCGCTGGCTGTTCCCTTAGTTTTTTTCCGCCTGCTCCACCGCTTTTGTGGTAAAGCCGTTAAGCTCCTGCGCCACGGTAAACAATTGATTGACTAGGTCGGCAGGCAATTCGCCTAACAAATTAACTTCGCTATCGGAAAAAATACGATTGCCGTTTGCATCACAAAAACAAAGAGCAACTAGTTTGCTTCTGAAGTTATCAAAATTAAACTTGTCGCCGCCTGCAATTGCGCCTTCGTAGTTATCTCTATCGCGAGCCTTAAGGACTCGGATAAACACCTTGCCGTAGCCTTCGATTTCAACTTCTTGTTTTCGTACTACGCCTTTGGCAAATGCCAAAAAACTATCCTTAGAAACTTCCATTAAAAACCTCCTTTAGAATAATAATTAATCAGCTACATAAGTCGGCAGGCCCATTACTTTGGCGGTGAGTTTGCCTTTCACTGCGTTATCGCCAGCGGCGACTGGATCAATTGCAAACTCGGTAATGAATCCGTTAAAGGTGGCACCGCCACCATTAGGAAAGCTAATAACGAAAGCTTGTGTATAATTCGCTTCGAGCGTTTCGAGCATCGTTGCCTGCTTGGCAACGCTATTATCTGGAAAATAGAAATCCATTGAAAAGTCGCCAGCTTCAAGCATCCCTGCAACAAATTCTTTGCAGTTATCAGGCGAAGAAAGATTTGTGACATCGATTGCGCCACGCTTTAAAACTGGCGTAGTAATCGAAATCGCTTTGAATGTTGTGCCGCCAACCGTAACCGTAGTTCCCATGCCAGAAAATGCTGCTATTGTCATAACTCTACTCCTCTTCAAATTGGATAAGATGACTATTAATATAACTATAAACTGGAATATCATTTCCTTCAATGAAAACATCATTGGTTTCTTGATTATTCCAAACACTGCTCACAATTTTTATACCGGAAACTGTTCCGAAAAAGCCGCTGAAAAGATTTCCAACCTCCACGGATAAGCTTTCAACTGCAATTCGATTCGTACCAAATATCATAAATTGAAAGTTTGCTACTGGCAGGCCGTTGGTGGTGCCATCAAGATGATAAAATCGCTCTACCGATTGTTGCTTATACACGCAAAAAGGATACGCAATTCCTTCCGGTGCGCTATCAGGAAAAACATTGTTATCAAATGCTGCTACTGTTTTTAGCCTGGTCGTTACTGCTATTGAAATGCTCATTTGAGAGATTCCTTTATAGCTTGCTCCATTGCGTCAAGCATCATCCGCTGCGCTCTTGATCTTACAGCTTCGTAACTCGGAGCGACAAACGGCATTGCCTTATAGCCTGGATGATTAAAGGTACGGCCAGCGTTACGGCCTCGATTAACTTTGATTTTGTGCGGCTTAACTCCACCTTCGACAAAGTGAGCGTATTTTGAAGGGTAGCCAAGTTCTGCTGCTTTTCGCTTTGGCCCGCAAAACAGATAAGCCTTGCCTTTTTTCATGTCTACATTACTTTTAATCGTAATACTTTTTTCTAGTCCGTTTTTTATATAACTGCCTTTTGAATTAAATCCGATTCCAGCTTTGCGTTTGCCTGCAATCGCTTTGATTTGGCTTTTCTGTATAGCCTTTAAATCCTTGCCAATCGCTGCAAATCCGCGTCGTAAACTCTTACGCATCAGATTAGGTGTGATATCTCCGAACTTGGCCAGAAGCTTTTCAACTTCCGTTACATCAATCGTGATTCCGTTTTGCTTGTAAACTGATGCCATTACGAAACCCTTTCTACGCCTTCGATGGTCGCTTCTATGCCATCGATAAAATCTTTAATGCCTACGCTTCTTATCTCAATCGTGTGGCCTTCCGTTTCGATCCTATCGCCAGGCTCCGCTGCCGTTTTTCGTGTCGTGATCGTGTAGTTCATGTACGCGCCGGTCTGCTCGCCAATTAACTGCTCGCCTACCGGAAAGCTTAATACTCTAGCCCAGAAAGTTTCTAGCGTATTCCATGTTTTAATTGGCTGGCCTACATCATCTGCTGAAGATGTCGCTCGTTTCAAGACGCAAACATGGCGCATAACTCCGCTTGAAATACTCATCGGTAATTTCCTGAAGCGAATAAATTTAGTAGAGCATCAACGCCAAAAGGAATTGGACCAGGCGAACCCATTTCAACCGCTGAACGATTCGAGTACCAGAAATCAACAAGCAAAAGAATTCCT